GTACCTATAGTTAAAGTAACCACATTTGTATTGATAGCGAACGCGGTTATGTTTCTTTTCTTTAGGCAAGCTAATGCCCCAGTAGAACTAGCCCAATGCCCTACTGATTCTTCAAATGAAGAGTCGTTGTAGTCAAGCATTTGATTGTGGCTTACTACAAGTCCGTTAATAGTAGGGTTTGGTACGTTAGCTACCGTTGGGACAGCCCATCCAGTAAACGCCTTTAAAAACTCTCTTAATCCGTCGTTGCTTCCTTTACCTTTGTAAATAGCCCCAGCGTCTCTGGCTAAAATACGTGATTGTTGATAGCCAATTTCTGGCTCATAGGCTATACCCAACTGCTGCAAAAGAGAAGGGAGCATCATCCCACCAAGTGTTGCTGTGTTATATCTATTTACTAATAAATTTGTAAGAGTGTGATACTCACTTAATTGAAAAGCAAATAGCTCTAAGAACGAGGTTAATGTTGAATTTTCTACAGTATCTGTAACACTGACAGCAGCGTTTACAATTGGTAGCTTATAAACATTTGGTAAATACTCAAGCAGTTTGTCGCTATACCCATAGTCTTTTACAGCTAAGCCAATGATGTCCCCAACACGAAGCCATTTATAATTAATGCGTTCAAAAACAAATAACGAATAATAGTAAAACTCATTTTGAGCCAAGTTTTCATCTAAATAGTTAACAGGGTCTGTTTCTCTATACGCTTCGTACAGACCATCGTTTTTAATATCTAATTGGGTACCATCTGTCTCATCTACAGGAAACCCGTATGAGTTTCGGACCAACTTAATTTTTGACCAATTACCGCTAGGGCTATCCCAAGTAATTTTAATAGCTCCGTAAGTAACAGACTTAGCTTGTATATTATTTACGGCATAGCTTACTGGGCTTTCAGCACCATACGTGGAAAGCCCGTAATAACTAATTCCATACCGCGCCATTAGTTAGTGATGCCCCCAGTAAAGGACAGAGTTAAGTTAGAAGTTGTTAGCTTAGGTATCTCATTAGCTTCGCACACTACATCAGAGATAGTAAGTTTTGTAGCCCCACCAGTCGCTGTTGGTGTTGAGGACACAACCGCAGATATCAAAGAGTATGAAATAGTAGTTGCTCCAACAGCTGTTATTACAAATACCCCATTAAAAGTTGTATCTACATTACTAATAGATACCGTGTCTCCTACAGATAAACTGTGCGTCCCAATAGTTAAGGTGGCTAAAGTCCCTGACGCAGCTTTGTTAGTGACAACGTATGTTAGGTCGTTTGCCGTTCTTACAAGTTTATCTACTTGGCAGTACGCAACGCCTTCTACAGAATTAATAGCTCCCATAATGTCATTTAATCTAATGGTGTCTGCAAAAGTAACATTATCAAAAGCAAGTAGTTCAGAAAGTATGGCATTTACAGCGGTGTTTACTAAAGTCTGTCGGTATTGAGGCAAAACCGTTACTGACGCTTGAATAGTTAACTCGACATAGCTTGGTGGTTGAAACGTAACAGTCGTGTTTGCTGGAACTTTTCCAATTAAATAGTTATTAATAGTTGTTTTAAATGAGTTAAACACGTTTGAAGGCGTAACCCCGTCAATATTGACCCCTAAGTCACCCGCGGAAGGGGCAAAGTACACTGTCACACTCGTGTAAACGTCTGCAACAGCGTTAGCCTTGGCCGCACCAGCGGCTACAGTTAGTGCCGAGTAGTCTGCAAGTGATACTGCTCTGTTTAAAGCTTTTAAACTTAAAGGGGCATTTGCACGAATTGAATCTGTTGACTCTTCGTCAGCGCCCCCAGTTGCAGCGGATATATTAGCTACAGATAATCCAGCTACTGCGTTTGTTAAAATTGTCTTTAATGAGTTGGCTGCTACGTTACCTGTTAGACCTCCGCCAATTCTGTAAGTTGCATAAATAATAGCGTCAGTGTCAGGAACACGGCCGCTAATATTATCTCCAAATAACACAAACGAGTTTCCAGACGCGTTTGTGTATGTTGCAAACACAGGGTCGTAGTTGTTATAATCAATAAGGTAAGGGACCTCTGTAAAATTAGAAGCCCCAGCAACAATTGAAATAGACCCATTAATTAACGGAGCTTTTTGTAGTTCCAATACTTGGTTAATTAAACCAGTTGATGTTCCAATATTTTCAGAGCTTACTGTTGTTCCTTGAGTTGCTGCAACAGTGGCGGAACCCTTTACGCTTCCTACCTGTGCTGGAACCGTTACTGCAGAGTTGGTTTCAAAAATAATTTGAGAACCGCTTGTTAAAGAGCTAGTGGCTACTTGTGTTTTAGCTGGTACTGTAATTGCAGAGGCCGTAGAGTTATAAAATGTTAAAGTTACAGTTGCCGCAATAGATTTAGTAGGGCTATAGCCTAGTAGACGTGCAATTTGTAAAACACTATCTCTTTGACTTGCTGTAGAAATAAACGCTTCATTAGCTGAGCGGTCGATATAGTAGTTTAGTACGTCGCCCATATACGCAAATAGTTCAATTAAAGTGATTCCAAAGTCGGCACTATCTCGGTTTGTCCACGCAGGCAAATAACTTGGGATAAGAGAGACCATATCCTCTTTAATAGAGGTATAGTCCTTAGAGGTGTAGTCCACTTGTGGTACGTAGTTAATATCAGTCATTTGGAACCTCCAGGATTATGTCTCCAGACCTACTTAGGATAGCAGTTTTTATCGTTACACTCTGCTCTTGAGAGGTCTCTCTTAAGTTATAAAATATTTCAGCCATTAAGGTGTTGTCATCCCCAACGTACCCAGAGACGCTTAATAAAGTTAAAGGCTGTAACCAACGTGAAAAAGTAACTTGAACAGACTGCCTAATTAAACTAAGGGCGTCATTTGGATTTTCAAATAGTGAAGCTGGTACTGTGCCTCCAAAGTCTGGTCTCATTACCCGTTCTCCAAGACTTGTCATGACAGCTAAAAGAACTCTGTCTTGCCATATTTTTTCTAGTCTTTCTGAATAAGCAATGCCTCCAGAAGCGTCAATTGAAAATGGCATTGATATAGCGCGCTCTGTCATCTTTATACTCCCATCCATACTGGAAAGTTAGGGTCCCCAGCTACAAACATAAGCCAAACTTGTTGACCAATATTAGGAATTTCTCTGTGGTAGGTGTGCTCTGCGGCAACTAGCCCGTCCTCAGACCCATCTTTGTCAAGAAGGTCATCTGTAGGCTCGTGTTCGTGGTCAAGGTTAAAAGTTGAGTCTGGAGATTTACCTGTGTGGTTATTTGTATGAGCTAAGGCTAAAGTAATTGTGTGTGAGTGCGAACCCCCGCCAACAACTCCTGGAACACCCTGCGCTGAGGTGGTTACCGTGTCTGTATGATTAGCATGGGCTTGAAGTAAAGCCGCTACCTCAGACGCCAAATGCTTCTTGTGGTCTGGGTGGTCAGCATTACTTGTTACAGGAGTACACGGCAAAGCCCAATTACTAATTTGCGTACCAAGAACTTGAGGCACCTGTAAAGTAATTCTATTAAGTTTATCTGGGTCGTCGTTATCTATACACACGCCTCTGTACAGGCCATAAAATCTAGAATCCATTATTTACCTACTCTTTTTTGCGCTAAGCGGGAACTAATTATAGGCGACTTCTTCGCAGTAGGGATAATGGTGTTTAATGAAGAGGTTTTACTCTTCCACGTTATTGGGGTGTTTGCCCTAGCTGTAGTGCTTGCTTGCTTAGCTCTGTTTTCAATAGTTCCAAAGCTGCTCTTTGAAGCTTGGTTTGTAATACGCTTAGGGCTAGATAGGGCTGTAACAGGCTTAACTTTAGTTTGTTTTACATTTGGTATTACAGTTCTTTGTGGTTTTGATGATGGAATATTAATAGTTTGACTGTCTGTCCAGACTCCAGAAGCCCCTAAAGAGTCAGCCCCAAGTTTAAGGGTGGTTGTGTATACAAATAAGTTTCTTTCTTTTTCAATTATGTGGTGTTCGGCTTCTAAAACAATCCAATACCCAGAATAAGGCTGGCCAACGCCATTTAAATACACAGCCATGTCTGGTCTAATATTTGGGTTGCCTAATACCTCGGCTTCAGCCCTGTATGGAAAATAGTTTCTATTTTCAGCTGCCTCAGCCTCAAACTTTGCAACTGTTTGGTCTAGTGCCACAGTTGAAGTTGAAAACTTATCAAAAAACTCAAGTTGTTGTTTTTTTCTTGTTTTTTTATTTCTAACTTGTTGAGTTACTGATAAAGGCGCTCCAGAAAACACGTCTACACCAGTAACGGCTACTGCAGCCTTTGTGTCACCGTCGTAGGTCATAGACTCACTAATTACTGGTTTAAATGAGTACAAATTAGAGCCATCTGGGTGAGATAAGGAGCGCATGTTAAAGACAGGCGCCTCTGAACGGTATTTTGTGTACTCTTCCATTACAGGTTGAAAGTAAAGTTCTGTATTTTGCGCTCTTAAGGTGTACCCGCATTGTTTGGCTAAACGGGTCATCAACTGCCAGTCTGATAGGCCAGCTTGTGAGATTTGCGGATAAACGCGGCTATACGGAACTGCATAGCAAACAAAGTTATGAATCGTTGCTATTTTTTTAATTACCTCGTCCGCAGTTATGTCTTTAAACACAGTTTGCCGACTTTGTTTCATAGGAAAAGAGCCGCCAACACAGGTAACAGACGCAAAAAACTTACCAGGGGACCTATCAACTTCTACGTTATGAACGTACCCATAGAATGTTTTTGACTGCACTTTATTGGTAATAGTTACAGTTATAGGCTCGCCTGGGGCAATAATATCAAACTCTGTTCCCCAGTCTTTAAACTCAATAGTAGCTATTTCATGCTCATACCGTTTTTGTGACAGAGTAAAACTATATATAGTGGTTGGGTTAAGAGTTGTATTTGGGAAGTTAACGCTAATATATTTAAACATTAGGCACCTTTAAAATAGTCCCTGGTTTAATGTTATTTAAATCTATGATGGCAGGGTTAAACTCAGCAATTACCCACCAGTACTCTGAGTTTTTATAATATCTATCAGCTAACTGGTCTAAGCGCTCACCTTGTAAAAAGGTGTGCTCCCAATAATTAACAAAACCTAAATCAGAAAACGTATAAAAAACAATAGGTTTTTCAACATAGTTATTAGTAGCTACGTAGTCAATTGTTGAGTACTCATAACGAGAGCCTTTATAAATAGACATTTTAACCCCCCAATGCTGTGATGGCGCTGCCAGCAAAGCATTCCATGTTAATAGAGACAGTTGTTCGGATAGGCACCATATTTTGAGTAAAGTCAGTGTGTTGAATACCTATATTAGTTAACCATCCAACGTAATTTAAACTTTCTAAATCTGGACCAATCTGCATTCCGAGCAGTGTAGGCATTAAAAACCCAATATTTGCAGTTTCTTTTCCAAGAAGGTTTTTCCAAGCATACCCGCCGTTAATAGCTTTAAATAAGTATTCAAGGTCCGCCATGGTGCCTCTAGTTAATAGCTTGCCCACTTTTGATTGAAAAGTTTCTGAGGTGTCGCTTGTTGGATAACTGCTTCCGTAGTATTTGCTAAACAACTCTGGGCTTTTTAACGCTTTTAAACAAGCAAAGTCGTTCACTCTGTCTAATTGGATATTAAAAGTCACAGTCTCTTGACCAGGAAATGCTCCAGAGACCACTTTAAGAGTATCTGCTGGGCTAGGCGTAATATCCATATTTCTAGCAACACTAGTGCTAATTGTTGTTGGGTTCCATAAAAATTGAAAACCATAGTTATTATCATTTTGATTTAAAACTCCGCCAGAGCCTACTTGTACATCCCCAGCTTTAAGCTTTTCAGTTGCTATCTGTCCAGCAGTCTTTGCTTGACCTTTGTCATCAAGTTGAGTGATATCTGACGCCCCTCCCCAAAACCACAATCTTCCACGTCTAAATCCGTGGAAAGAATCTGCGGTGCTTTGTTTTCCAACAAAATAAGGGTCTATGCTTTGAGGTTGAACAGGTAAACTCCATTGATGTGGCGGCAAGTTCCATCGATAGTTAGTAGGGCTGGGCACACCAGTCTGCTTTGTTACAGGGCTATCTATAGTTTTATTTTGTGCGTCTAAAAGCTTTTTTTCTGCCTCTAACCTAGCTGCGTTTTGAGCGTCAGTTACTATAGCGTTGTATACAGCCGTTCCTAGCTGTGATGCGTTAATGCCTTGAGATTGAAGCCTAGCTAAAATGCCAGCATTATCAATATCAGCATCTGGTAGCCTTGAGGCAGCTGTGATTCCAGCAAGTGTGGTTGTATTAATAGGCATTAGTTGGTTCCAATCAAGTTACCTGATTTAAGCTTTTCAAACCAGCTCTTAAACATGCTTTCAAGCTTCTTAGGGTCGCCGCCAACAACATTCATATTGAAGGTAACCCCTCCATAGTTATATGTAGAAGCCGCTGAACCAATTACGTTAGACATTCCCGTTGCGTCAGCTCCAGGGCCTAAAATACTAGATAAAGTAGTTCCTTCTTTAATTTTTCCAGTTTTTAAATAATCTTTGTACGCTGCTAGAAGCTTTGTAGAATCTATGCCTAGTTGAGAACTTACTTGGTTAAGCAGCTCTTCATCAGTCTTTGTAGCAGAATCTGAGCTTGAACCCCCACTACCCTCATAAGGTGTTTGAGTTTTAGGGTCAATAAAACCTAGTTTAGCTGCTGAGTTTCTCCAAGCTCCCCAGTTTTTACCACCATTACTAATTTTAAATGCTTCTTTAGCGTTCTGCAGTGGGTCATATAAATGAATAGGTTCGCGCTTAGGGTCGTTATACTTTTTCCAATCTTTTAGCGAACGAATTTGGAATAACCCAATACTGTAATCCCACTTACTGTTGGTGATGGTCTTATCACCTTCAGCGCTAGAGCGCCCATTAGATTCTGCACCAACAATCTTGATTGCGTCCTCAAGGCCTTTTCCACTAAACCCAGCTTGCTTAAGAAGCCGTTCAAGCTCAACCCCTTTATAAGTTTTTCCAACTGGGTGAGCTGGCCCATGCACTCCGCCGCCCGCATGACGGTTTTTAGTTTCAAGTAAATGATTAGGGATGATAACCCCATCAGTTTTAGGGATGAACATTTCTGGTCCCTTTTCACCAACGATATATGGGCTTTGTCCGCCTACCTCACCGCCAGCAGCTTTACCACCGTTTGCTGCAAGTGCGGTGAGGAACTTTATGAGGTTGTTTCCAACACCGTTTCCAGCTGCGCCAAGTGTTTGTAAAATTGCAGCAGTAATGTTTAATCCTTGAACAGCCCCAGGCATAGTTCTATTTTGCATGTTTCCAAAATCAGTAAGGATGTTCTTAGTCGCTCCAAATGCACCAGCTCCAAGGTCTGAAGTTAACATTAATCCTTGAGTTGCTACAGCGTTTCCTTTATTAAAGGCTCTAACAGCTGCGGTTGTAAACCCAGCATCTTGAGAGGTTTGGGCATTAATTTTTCCGCCGCCTGTGCGCGCTTTAAATAAAAGTCCATTTTTAATAAGGTTATAGACCATAGGGTCAGAGCCAAACATATTTTGCAAAAGAGAATCCATAGAGTTTCCTTGCTGGAAACCAATGTTCATTTCTGCTTCAGATGGCATTTTTCCAGCGCCATAAGCTCCAGCGTATTCTCTACAAATCTTTTTCCACAGGTCATCTACAATTTGGTCAGGTGGTTTTAAATTACCTTTATCATCTCTAATTTGAATACCAACACCTTTAAGCATGTTGTTTGTTCTGGCATTTTGCATGCTGCCTGCGGCTCGCATTGTTCCTTCGCCGCCCATACCAGGAACTAGATTAGAGGCGTTTGCTACGCCTTGTGCAAAGCTGCCTTCGTAGGTTCCACCCTTACCTGTTAAGTAGTTAGGGCCGTTTAATCCATAAGATAGCCCAGCCGCAAGTGCATTAGACGCATCCATCTTGTCGTTAACTGCGGCTCCAGATGCAAAACGCATAGTTGCGTCTTTAGCAAAATTTCTTCCAACTGCAAGTTGCCGTTCGGCAGGGCTCATAAAACTTAAATCTCTATCACTGACCATTGCAGATTTTAAAGATGCTTTATCTTTTTCAGTTACAGTTGGGTTTTTAATAGTTCCGCCAACCATAGCTTGTTGACGAGTGTAAAGTAACTGAGCCTGCACCATATCGGAGGTTGCATTAGCTCCCATAAGAGCTGTACCAGCTCCGTAAACTAAACCAGCTCCAGGATTTGTTTGAATAAAGTCAGTTAAGTTAGCGCGGCTAGCTCCTCCGTTACCAGTGCTTCCTGAACCAACGGGCCCGCTGCCGCCAGCTCCACCGCTCCAGCCAATTGCAGCTTGTTGAGTGGGTCCAGCAAAAACCTGGTTATTACCAATTGCTTGCTGCTGCCCTGTATTAGAGAACGTTGGGTCTGGCGCAACCTTACTTACGGATTGTCCGCCAGGCCCATTGCCCCCTGCACCATTGAGTCTGGCTACGCCAGTACCCATGGTCTGAACAAGATTTGTCCAGTCTTGCTTAAGTAATGAAGTCTCTTGGCGCATGCCAGAGATGCCGCTTTTGAGGTCGGAGATAACAAGGCTGGTCCTGTTGGACGCTGGCAAATTCATGCCGCTTTTGCTATCAGCCATTGTT